AGAACTAACAACTCCATTACTATACTCATGTATTATATTACCCAACAAAAAATATAAAAAATGATGCCCCTGATTTGCCGATACATCAAGTGTTAAATATAGTTGAGAGTGGTCGCTTTGGTCTCCCGCATTTGTTTTCGTTGATGTCATTACATGAGATGCAGAATTTACTGTACCTCCTATATCCTTAAGCACTGTATTACTTGCAGGATTGTAACTTTCTCCTCCAGCATTGGAAATAGGAGCTACTCCAATTTCAAAACTTACACGAGCAGGTTGTGCAGTAGTTCCATCTCCTATAAATCTAAAAACCTTATAACCTACCTTTATATATCGAAATGGTGATAAATTTATAGAATGAGCAAGGACGCATCCTACATCTAATGCAGAAACTTGTCTAGTGTTACCTCCGTAAAAATTAAGGAATTTCATTCCGCCATCTTGTATTCCTAAATACCCATTACTTGTATTTTTAAAGTTTAAAAATCTTGGAATGCCTCTTAAAATAAACCCCTTATTCGCCACCCCCGATATCAAAACTCCATCGAAGGTGGCATTTCTAAAAGCCACTCGCCCTGCTCCATAATCTTTCATGCCTCCAGGTATCCCAAACATGTTGACACCCTCACGTATGTTTTCAGACTTTACAAAAGGTGCAGACAAAAACACCCAATTTGCACCTTGAATGAAATGTCCGTTTGGAACACTTACAACAATTCCTCTACCCCTATTTGCGTATGTATCATCCCAGGCAAAGCCTTGCCCATAGGCAGGATTATTGAAAGCCGATATTACATCGCCAGTGTTACAAATCCATCTTGGAATAGTTCCTTGAAAGTTAATGCCATGTTGACTTGTAGCTGTTTGCCATTGCAGTACTGAATCAGCTCCCGCTGTACCAAACTTCGATGCATCAGTTTCAACATGTGGCACATTATCATCCCTAAAATAATATGCATTACCATGCCCCATCTCCATCCATAGCTTCCCTCTACCACTGTCTATACCAATGTTTCGTGCTTGATTATTAGTGTAGTTATTAAGCTTAGTATCGACCATTTTAATTTGTCCTTGTTCTTCACAAGTTCTTGTATCAGACAACGTCTTTTCGGGATGGTAGTTCACTGCACTCTTCATAAGAGTTGGAGGTACTACAACATACGGCTTCCATTGACCACTTTTATGGTAGTATCCTTCTTCAATTCTCACTACATAGCCACCATCTGCTTGATACATAAAGATTTCAGTACAGTTCGGACCTCTATATCCTCGTATAGGTATCGTTCCTCTAACACCTGAAACCTGCAGTGTATCAAGCATTTTATTTGCATCAATTCCCAATACATTTGATAGAACTGCATAGGGTATCTTTGTAGTAGGTTTATACTGCCCATCTTTATTGTAGTATCCTTCTTCAAACCTTACATGGACTGTACTTTCTCCTGAAGCATTTACCACTTCTGAAGCTGTGGACCATGTGCCACGTTTGGGTATAGTCCCCTCAACCACTTCATCGTCACTGTCATTAGTGACAGTCTTATACCCCTGCAGCACTTGAGCCTTGCCGGCAGTGACATCATCAGAACTTACGCCTCCTGTGCCCCCTGCCATCAGTATTGCATCAGCCATCTTTTACACCTCCTTCACGGCAAGATAAAAGCTTCTTTGTGGCTTCTTTCTATAGCATATAAGTTCTATGTATCCGTCATAGACTACTACCTTATCAAGACAACTATATGCCTTCCACCTTGCCTTTATTGTAGTTGCATCTGTCATGTTATCTTCAATCTTGTGACTAACAATAGGAGTGTCACTTGCTTTAATTCCAGGAATATTTATTCTTTGTTTAAAGATTGTAGTTCCTTCCCACGCAGTTACTCTTGTTTCTACGACTGTCACCTTCTTAAGCTTTTGATTTATAGTACTTTCTAAAGCATTAATTTTGTTTTCCACATTTTCATTAACTGATGTTTTTAAAGTATTTAACTTATTTTCCAGAGCATCATATGATACATAAAGAATGCCTGGATTAGATACAGTTACGTTGCTGATATTTGAAAATATAAGTTCAATTCGTACTCTTTTATCTGTTCTTTCAACTGTACTTGTATTTATCACATATTCGGCATCTGCACCGCAGTTATCATATGCATACAGTTTTATACCACTAGACGTTTCAACCGTGAGGCCAAGCTCTCTAAAGTAGTAATCAAAACCGACATTAGGAAAATCACCTGTCACAACGCAACCCGTATCTGTTAAATCAATTGATAATTCAGTGATTTCCAACCTTTGATTTACTAATCTTTCTACCGTGTTGAAATTTGCCGGTGGTGATCCATCCCCAATTACCATAGAATGTATTCTTAAAGTGTCTTCTGCTTGTGCCTTGCTTAGTGCCCTTCTTCCACTTGTAGTAAGTGTCATTCCATTCCAAGCCATTAACTCACCTGCCTTATCGTCAAAATATTGGCTTCACTGATAATACCTTTTTCAAAGATATTAAATGTTAAAGCTTTTTCATATATAAGATTTGCTATCATGTTTGAAGGATTTATATCTTCCATCAACTTTTTTATCTCTTCTTTTTGACTATCAAACCTTGTATATATACTTATTGTTACTGTGTAATCCTTTATTTTTACATCATACCCTTGCTCACCACATATTAAAGCCAATCTTTTCTTTAGCCCTTTCAGCGTTAAAGGTATATGATTAAACCACCTCGACAGTACTCTTGACCTTCTTGATTCAAGAGTATCATCCGCCAATGGTTTTATTCCTACAATATCTTCAAACCTTGATAGACCATACTCATCTGCAGTACTTATGTATTCATTCTTTAGAATCCTATCAAACGATTTCCACAAAAATTCAAATTCAGGATTTTCCGCATCAAGCAATACAATATTCTCTTTGAATTCGGTTAAAAAAGAAGGTAAGTATGACACCAAATTTACTTTTCTTGTCATTCTCTTACCTCCTTAAACACCGGAATTTCATATTGATCCAGTGACAAATTTTTATTAACTCCGTTTATTGTAGTGTTCCCAATATCCACAATGCCTTTTATCTGTAAAAGCCTTGTTTCAATCTGTGCTATTCTTACTACTAAAGATGTTGTACTTGCCCATGATTTGCAAAGTTCTAGCAAATACACTTTTACAGCTTCTTCCATGGCACTGTGCATATTAGACCAACTATAACCTGTTTCAAAAGTAATCTCGGTTTTCACAGATACTTCAACACCTCTTACACTTTTCACATTAACTACGTGTCCTATAGGTGCAAGCCCGTATCCTTCCCCCGGAGTATCCTCTGGATCTATCGTCTGCTGTACACTTTTTATCAACTGATTTGATGCAACTCCAAAGTTAGAGTCTACTATAGTCAAAAGTACAGTTCCTCCGACTGTCAACTTCTTTTCTTTCCCTGCACTAAATACAGTAATAAGCCATTTAGCAACATCCGGATCCAGCTTTGTTTTAGTTGTATTAACCCACTCTTCAACCTTAGTTGTCGGTATTAAATCTATAGGTTTTATATCATTGTTCCATGCCCTTGTTATCTTAGTTCCACCAACTCCTGATATGGCATTTGTTTTATCTATATAATCCTTAACATTTCCACCGAATGCGCTCTCTTTAAAGCTGTCAAAGTATCGTTTTCTTAGATTCTCTGTAGTCTCATCATCTTCACCCGGAATAAGTACCTCTGTAAGCTCTGCAGTTTCAAGGCCTTGTATATATTCAATTGGAATCATTGTTCCAAGAGTCCTATTACCTATAGTTCCCGGAGTTTCACATTGTACTTCGTAGCCTCCGTCAGAATCTGTCAATGCTCTGGTGACAACGTAATTTAACTCATTTACATTAAATCTTTTGCCTATTACGTTGATTCCTGAAGGTGTAAACTTTCCACGAAGAAGTGCTTTACTTGCCTGTTCCGGAATAACGCCCCTTTCTTTACATCTCAAAATAAGATATTCTCTTGATGAGGTATCACCATAGGCATCTGATAATATAGAGTTTAGTTCTATATATACTCTTTGAAGTTCAAGTGCAGCAGGAGCAAGAGCATCATATATAATGGAACCTTCTCTTTTATCAAAGCTGTTTGGCACTCTTGAAAGCATTCGTTCAAGAATTTCATTAAAAGTTACATCATACATTAAAAATTCACCACCTTTTCTACATCTATATTTCCGAATATCGTGTGCACGACAAAGCTTACACGTACCTCACCTTTTTCTGATGTGTCGAATTCAAAATTATCAACACTCTTAATTCTTTTATCCCATGTAAGAGCCTCTGTAATTCTACGCTCCAACTCAGGACATACATATGATACGGGTTCTCCGTACAAATCCAACAGCTCAACTCCATAATTCCAAGAATACATCTGATGTTGATACCTCTCTGTTGATAAAATCTTAAAGATAACCTGTTTCATTGCATCCAAGCTGTCTGTATGTCCTTGTATCCTGTTGCTGTCAGATTTCATTTTATATGTGTAGGTTGGTATTTCTTCTATCTCAAAATTTTGACTTAAAAAACCTTTATCTGAAGGTATCATCCTGTTCTATCCACCACTATATATTTTTGTCCATCCTGCTGCCTTAAAAGAATAACCTCATTACCCACAACCAACCCATTGTGAATAGTTATCTTCTTCTTTTCACCGTCAACAGTAACCTCTGTTGTATAATCAGTAACTTCTCTTGCAAGTACAAGCTGAGATTTACCAAGAGTCAGTTTCTGATCTACTATAATCTCAAGTGGTGAGGCTTTTATTACTTTCCCAAAACAGACTTGTACCGGCTTTGTGGCTTCATATGCCTCAACAGCAGCTTTTTTAACAAGTTTTACAAACTCAACTGCGTCAGCCAACAAACTCACCTCCTCTAAGTGTCAAATCCATTACATGCTGGTCCAACTTAAATGTATGTCTAACCTTTTCTACCAACATAAAGTTCTTTAAATTAACATCACCTAATGCAAGAGATACAACAACAAGGCTTCCTGCCCTTACCCTTGTATCCCCTATTGCATTTGTTATTTTTAAATTTCTGCTCTTCTTGTTGTAAAGCTTTAAAAGAGCATCTGCCTTTGCTTGTCCGTTCTCACCTTTAGAGAGCGTATCAAAATACTGCAGAACTCCCCATTCATTCATATGCGTACCATCTTGAGCAATATAGATATCTCTTTTTCCTGTATCTTCATTGTCATATGATAACTTTATTTTGTTGTACACATCGGAATCTATGCTTGATGAATATTCAAAGTTTTCTCCTGTTTCTTCATCAATTAATAGATATGCGCTTTCTTCACCTACACGCATGGATGCAATGTTTTTAAGTGTAATCTTGCCAAATTCATCAAACATTACAAACATTTCTTTTGTGTTTTGCAATGTTAAATCCAAAGCATTTTCAATCATATCAAATAAGGATGTATTATCTTCTACTCTGGAAGCAATTTTAAACTTTGTATCTTCCAAAGTACCTGTTTTTAAGTTAAAGTCTGTCGCTATCATCTGAATGAATTCAGTGACTGTCTTATTCTCATATACATATGTATCTTTATTATTTAGATACCTAAGCTGATCATAGGCTGTTACAGATATAATTTGATTTTTATCACGTCTCTTTGTGAATACAAAACCATAGAATACCTCTTTCCCATCAACCTTTAATCTAACCCTGCTACCTTCTTCAAAATCAATAATACCATCATTTATTATCTTAAAAGTTAATTTACCCGGAGTACTTCTTCTTTCAGTGCTCCACTCAATACCTTCTTCAACAACCGGCATATACAGCTTATTACCTGAAGGATCTGATATCAAAAGTTCTATATCCATCTATGCTCCTTTAATCAAAAGTTCCCTCATCAACCCAACCGTATACATTTGAAGTTGAATCAACATGGATTAAGTGCCATGGATGCGCCTTGCCCTTACCATTTGCAATAGTTATTCTTGCTTTACCTGCCCTTGCCGGATAACCTTTTGCGCCCTCATAAGAAGTGTAAAAGTGAGTTCCACCATGATAATTTACAATGTCGCCCACTTTATACTCTCCTTTAGGTGCATTCTCTGTTGATCTAGGTTCTTCTACAGTTGCTTTTGGCGCTTCATCACTCAAACTTTCTGAAGATTTAATACTTACTGTTTTTGTGCCATACTCCTTGTATTGCTTAAGCTTAAACTTTACCCCTATATCGAAACCCTCACTTGCCTGTTCCGTTATCTTATATTCTTCAAGTGACACTTTTATATTGGTTGAGAATAGTACCTTGCCACTCGGCATTACACGAGACACAATGAATTGAAAAGGCTTCCTACTTGCTTTTAATTCTTCAAAATAATCAAGGAAGTAAGAAGCTCCCTTAAATCCTCCTTTGTAACTTGCAAAAGGATATTTAACTTGGGGTATAATGCAATCAAATTCAATATCGGTTAACTCCGCCTTTTTAAGTATATTGACTTGTCCTTCATCAATCAAAGTAACCTTTGAATTTGCATTGTTTATCTTGATTTGAAGCTTATCCGGAGCAATAGGCAACAAGCATTTATTCAGATAAAAATCATATCCTGTTTTTCCCATCTTAATGTGCTCCCTCCGCTATTATATCTACCGCTTCATATACTGCATCTGTAAGACCTGACAGTACTCCGTCAAGGTCACCATTGTTTGAAATGTGGTTATTGTTTGTCTGCTCAATGTTGATTTCCGCTGTTGTAAATCTATTTATTGTTTCCTGCTCAGCAATATCACGAAGATACTTTAGATCCTCTTCCGTGATATCCATTGCATCTTTTATAGCTCCTGTATTTCCTGCCGTATCAGCTGCACTTCCTGCAATATCCCCCAACTCAGGTATATTACCAATTCCTCCCAATGGATCTCCCATACTCGGAATTTCAGGATTGAGTACTCCCTTAAGCATTCCTGTCACCTTGTCCATAACTCCATCACCCCAGCTTGCACCTGCACTGAAGGCATCTGAAGCCCATCCATCCTTGAATGTGTCAAATGTTGACATTCCACTATTAAACGCATCTGATACACTTGTATAGCTTTGCTTGTTCCCTGCAGCTGCACTTGCTTTCGCTGCATAATCATCAGCTGCACTACTTATACCCGAAAAATCAAACTCAACAAAAGGTAGATTATTTAAAGCTTCACAAATACCTGCAACTACAGATAATGCAGTAGATAACAAGTCATAAAACCATGATTGAATACCTGATATTGCATTGCTAAATGCTGCCATCATGTTTGAAGCAAGCGCTCCAATAGCGTTTCCTATCCCTATAGCAATATTTGCTGCTGTAAAGCCTAAATTCTTAAAGAACTGTATTACAACATTAATGCCACCGGTCATTACTCCAAATCCTGTATTTGCAATCCCCGTCATTTTTGCTATTGCATTACAAACGGCAAATATTATTGCTATTAAAGCAATAATGAGCATAATAATCCATGTTAAAGGACATGCGTATAAAGCTGCATTAAAACCATGTTGAGCCACTGTTGCTGTAAAAGTTGCCCCGGATTCCATTGCAAGAGCTGCTGCATGAACGCTTCCCATGAATGAAGCTACCGCTTTAATTCCATTGCTTATAAGCTGAATAGCGTTGTAGATTCCTAAGGCTGTGTAGTAAGCAACAAGTGCTGCTGTTGCGCCATAAATAATAGGTGCCAGCCATGACCAATTATCTGCAGCGAAAGAAGCAACCTGCCCTATTAAGCCAAAGATAGTAAGCACTACATTTGCAACCATTGCCATTGCTTCTATTGCACCATTTACAAATGCTTGAAATCCTTCACTATTTGCTAATGTATTAAGCCTCTGTAGTACCGGTTCAAACGCTCTTAATGCATGGTTTGAAAACGATGCCCAAATTTGTTCAAATGTCTTAGGCATTTTTTCAAACTTGGCATTCGTTTCATCAGCAGCGGCAAACACCGCAGCCTTTACAATATCAGCTGTAATTCTGCCCTCTGCGGCCATATCTTTTAATTTACCTATAGGCACTCCCATATAATCTGCTATAGAATGCATAATGTTAGGGGCCTGTTGGAATACTGCATTGAATTCTTGGCCACGAAGTATACCTGATCCCATTGCTTGAGTAAGCTGTAGCATAGCTGCATTGACACCTTGAGCTGAAGTTCCTGCGATAGCAAACTGTTTGTTTACTTGTTCCATAAACCCAACAACTTCTGCAGAGCTATCAAATGCATTCCCGGCTAAAGTTCCAAGCTTCGATACAGCATCTGCAGTTTTCTGATACTGTCCTCTCGCCCTCTCAGCAGATTGGAATATCATATTCTGCATTTCTTCTGTAGTCTGCAAACCATCATTCATCATATCGAGCCTTGCCGTTGTTGAAGTCAAAGTATCAGATAACCCTAAGATAGCTTTACCCGTTTGTATGGTAGCATACGCCATAACCATTCCTTTTATAGAGTTCATCAAATTATCGGCACTCGTTGCGCCCTCATTGATTGCCCTGTTAAACTGTCCTTGCTCATCTGTATTATCTCTGATATATCGCTCAGTCTCACCTACGGTTTGCATTAACCTTATATATGAATCATTAGCAGAAGATACATCCATATTGGCCATAGCTCTGTTTAAGTTTTCTTGCTCAACCATAGCTTGGTTTAACTGACTACGTAATTGTTCAAGTCCTGCATTTGCTCCTGCAGTACCCACGTTCATTGGATTGCTTTCTATTTGCTGTATTCGTTCCTGTATGGCCTGCAATCTATTTCCCATTCCGTTTATATCACTAATTGCATTAGAAGGTAATATGCTCATTCCTGCTGCTGTATTAGCAATTTGGGTTTGTGTTGAATTCAAGGTGCTTAACATAGCATTTGCACTTTGTACTTCTTGCTGAAATCTTTCCACTCCTGTAGTGGTAAACACTTCAGGACCGTTATATGATTGCCACTGAACCTGTTGTGGCTCCGGAGCTTCAGGAGGTGTTGAAGGGGGTGTTGCTGATATTGTGTTGTCATTTACACTCTGCATGGCAGAATCTAATTCATGTACTGCCGTAGTGGCCTGATTTATAGAATCTCTTGCGGCCTCAATAGAAGTGGTATCCACTGTCGAATTCATTGTACTATGAAGTTCCTCCATTGCAGAGATACTCATGTTGACCGAATTAATAACTTGATACAAAACACTTGTAAAATTATCCTGTAATTCTATAGCTGTTTGAATCGTTGCCATTATTTATCCCCCTTTCCTGCTCATTTTTCTTTTTGTTTCTTTCTCTTTTTCCTTGTCGTTTTGAATCTTCAACCTTATTGCCGCTACAACAAAGGCTTTTTCTTGTTCATCCATTGCGAGGAAAGTGGAAGGCAATATATGTAATTTAAGAAGGGCATAGTAAGCATGATTAGCTTCCCAATCCCCTTCTTCTATTAGTTTTTTGCTTCTTCTACCTTATCTTCAAATGAAACATTGAAGCCCTGGAAGTTTTGAACATAAGCAGCAAGGTCATTATACTCACCCGGATCGTCTACTAAGGCCATAAGCAGTTCCTCAGGCGTGCTTACACCGTAACTATCCTGAAGCTCTGCATCATAAAGGTCAGGCGAAACAATTGAAGCAACAAGCATTCTTTGTATATAAAGGCTTGTCTTAAGCTTCTGTCGATAAACATTAGGCTTTCCGGTAATTGGAACTTCTATAGTACAACTCTCTCTTATCTCTTCATTCTCTTTTGATGTTATATGTCTGAACTCCCATTCAAGTGGTTTACCGTTTTCATCACAAAGAGATTTAGTAACAGGGTGTGTCGCATTCTCTTTCACAACCTTGTTAGCCTTCATAAATTTACTAAATTTTGACATTGTTATATCTGCCTTTCTGTTTTTGTTTATACATAAACCCCTCATAAATGACTATTGCCATACATGAGGGGTTGACTACTTTATATTCTAATTTGTAAGGAATCCGTCTAAGGCTTTAAACTCCTCAGGCATCTTGAAATCTTCAAATGTGAAGTCCATGTCCTCATCAAGATACTCACCGTCTGCATCAAACTTGGAAAGCACCCCACCATCAATATTACAGTCTACAAATATTACTGTCTGGCGACCTGCCTTTGAAGTGGGATCTTCATTTGTTATCTGTATATCAAAATAAATATCCTCACCTGTGTCCTTGTATTGAGCCATTAACTTTCTGAATATGGATGTATTGTAGTGGAATGTTGCTGAACCAGTTCCCTTCCACCCTGTGGTCTTATTTCCCTTTCCGGTTTTTCCAAGGATTGGAATTTCCTTTTTAGTCTTGTCAAACTTTGCTTCGAACTTAATCGCCTGCATAAAGTTATATCTACGTGTCCCTATTGTAACGAAACATTCTGCAAGAGATGCGCAAAGTGTATCCTTCGCTTTCATTGTTATATTAGACATCTATACTCCTTCCTTAAGCAACAGTCACAGTCATAAAAAGCTTTGACATGGCATTTACTACCGTGACTGCATCTGTTACGACAACTGATTTCTTTGTGCTTCCCGGTGTTATTACAACATCTGAGTCAGAGAAGTTCTCAATTGCCCTGATTTCTTCAAGTTGCTCATGATGTTTTACAATGTCAGACCATAAGGATGTTCTGCCTGCTGCATCATTCGGTACAGCTCCAAGATATTTTGTGTTGAAGAGAACTGCAATATCATTAGCAATCTGATCAATCACTCTTATTGTCTGATTATCCTTAAACACATTTCCGTGCTCCTCTGATGTTGTCACCAAGGTGTTAATATCCTCAAGAACACGCACATCTGAGCCAACTTTATGCAGTACAAATTCACCTGCCTTAATGGCCTTTCTCAACTCATTTTGTGTATATCCGGTATCAACATTGAACTCTCCGTTATACTTCTTGTTCTGATTTGATCTATTTACCTCGCAACCTGCAGATATGCCTGTCACCCAATACACTAATGAAGCCTCACTCCATCCTGTATCAAGTACCTTGTTCTTTACGCTTGTTGTTCCGTAATAATCTGCTGAAGGATAACCATAAAGCACAAGCTGAAACTTAACACCCATCTCCTCACGAAGACGTTTTACAAAGGAATTAAACATTCCCCTGGTAGTATCGTCCTTTACTACAACACCCATTGTGTTATATGAATACGCTTCAATCTTATCCAAATACTTTTGATAAGATGTACCACTTACAGCACCGTTAGTGCCACCGGTAAGTGGTGTTGCAGCAGTTACAGCAAGTGTAGCTCCACTCTTAAACTTGACAAAATCATTTGCAACCAAGTCTCCAACTGCCGCTACTGTCTGACTGTCTACAACCGTTGTGTCAACTATTGTCTTTACATCAAACTTAGACTGATCATCAGCGTTCTTCTGAATTGATATCTTGATGTCGTTTCCACGAACGCCGCTGCAAACGGCCTCAGCCAATGCATTACCTGCTTTTACTCCGCCTGATGTAAGCTTGTAAGCATAAAGTGTCTTGGTATTTAAGAAGAGATCACGTAACCCCTTCATCTTTTCATGTGTATACTCATACCCAAAGATTTTCAAAGACTCCTCATGAAAATCCCCATTGTTCACTTCAAATACCTCTCCGTCTATACCCCAATCAAGTTCAAGCGGCATTGTTGCAATACCTCTCTCAGATAGGTTAGCAGAAGCGGAATTCGCTGAAACAAAGTTTATATATGCACCGGGCAATTCTTTCTTTTGATTAACAAAAGTACCACCACCTAAAGCCATATTATATTACCTGTCCTTTCATATATTTCTCAATTTGCTCTTCTACAAATTCAATTGTGTATTCTTCAGCATCAGAAAGAATAGTCGAAACTAAATCTATTCTGTCTCTGAATCTGTCACTATCAAGCAATTGTTCTTTTGTAAACTTTGGCTGCTCAATAGCGCCTTTTTTTGTTTCTTTTTCAATATCCATTATTCACCTTGCCCTTTCACTGCAACATTCCTTAACACTTCATTCATGGCATCATCCTTATTCTTCAGCCTCAATGTAAATAGGTTGTAGTTCACAAAGAAATTTAAAACTCCGTCAACTATTTCAGAACTCATCTTCGAGCCTCTAATCAGGTCTTCACCCACTGTGATGTATTCAAGACAATTAAAAAGCCTTTCTACAACAGCATTACACTCTTCTTTTTCTGCACTTGCATTTGTAGGAATGTATTGTATGCACATTTGATTTGTTCTGAAATACCTTTCTCCAAGAAACACTTTACTCGTTGGATTGAGACAAGATATAAAAAAGCAAGGTTCTTTTAAACCTTGCTCTACACTCTCTGTATAAATGGCATATCCGTCTTCAAATTCAGTATTTATCGCAATGCTGATGCCCTCAATAATTGAATTAATCATCTCATATAGCCTCCTAAAAATCTTCTGACCTTATTCTCAAGAACATCAGGAGCGATATTTTGAATCTCCTGCACTGAAATAGTCATCATAAATCTTCCAGGAACCCATCCTGTATGATTTCTAGTTCTGTGGCCATATTCAACATAACTGGCATATTCAACCGGATTTATGATTTCAATAACAACCATATCTCCAAAGTGATTCACTGTTAGTGATTCCGCATAAGCTTTTGCATCTGCCCTACCACTTCCGCCTGCTGCCTCTTCATGTGTCTTTGCAGTCCATCCTCTTCTAAGTGTTCCTCCAACTTTTCCTGAAGGATTTACTCTCTTTGTGTATTTGTCACCGTTGTTATGATTCTTTGAATCCCTCTTTGCAACAACTTCAACCTCTTTTGAGTAGTCGCCTACGGGTGTTCGCTTGATAACGGTAGCCAAAAGCCTTGCTGCTAACTCCTTTGCACAAGCATCTATAAATCCCGATACGTCCTCAGGCTTTATTTCATTCAACTTTCTCTGAAAGCGTCTTAATTGATTCGCATTAAATCCACCTAAGTTCCCCATTATGCCCACCTGTCAAACATATCAAGCATAATTTCTTGATGTGTATCAGTATATACTGCAGGTACTCCACTCGCTTTATAAGCATTCCGGCCTACAACTACTTTAGATCCAGGCTTAATCATTACATTAGGTGAAATAAAAAGTTTAACTGTTTGCCTATTGGTTGCTCCTGTTCCTGTCTGTCCAACGGTGTTTAAACTTCCATACGAAACTTTACATGGTTGATTTTCAAGCACTTTTACTTCTAAAGCCTTTGTTATTTTAGTTCGTTCATTACGAACACTTTGCATCTCAATAACATCACATTTTTCTGTAAAATAAATGTCTTCCATAGCTTTTCTGGCCAAAGCTCTTGCTCGCTCCAATACACCTACCATTTAATTCTCCTATGTCTCATAAGTTCAGTTTTACCATATGACTTAAGATAATTGATAAATGCATCAAGTCTCTGCTCATGCGTTTTTGAGCCTTCACCTACAGCAAATGTAGTATCCATATCGCCAGCTTTTATTTGCTTCACAGCTATATCAAGATTAAGCATGGAAAGTGCGTTCGGAGCAAATGTCTTTTTATGTTCTAAAAATTCACCGATGGCATAATCAACTGTCACAAATTTCAAAGCACCCGGAATATCATCCGGGCACTTTTTAAAATTGCAATAATTGCAAACATATTGTGCAGCCTTTTCAGCTTGATACTCTATTGTAGAGTTGTCTCCCTCTGTGACGATATACCCAAACATTTGTAACCGTAAGCCTATCAAACGAATCAGATCTTCTAATACCATACGGTCCTCCTTTTTTGACTATCCTATCTTGTGCTTGAATGCTACAATTCTGATCTGCTTTGGCTCGTATACCATCTTCCAGTTCTTTGCATTTGCAAGCTCTGCTTCTGTAGGCGTCTCCTGATTTGCTCTTGCGAGGTTCTGCCATGCAATGCCTCTTGGATGCATAATAAATGTCTTTCTGTTGATCAAGTAATCAACTCCTGATCCCTTCTTCTTATCTCTATCAACCTCAGTAGGAACAAAGCCCACAGGAGAACCATTTCCGTATGCTATAGCTCCCTGGCCAAACAAATAAGTTGTGTATGTACCGCTATCAACAGGACATCCGTCATCTACAATTACCCTTCTTCCCTGATATACCTCAAACTCTACATCCGTGCTGTCTCTTTCAGTCTGTATGAGGTTCTGCTTCTTCAAAAAGGCTTTTGTTGCGCTATGCATAGCTACCGCTGTAAGCTGTCCCTGTGCATCTCCTAAAAGCTGACAAGCATCAATGAAGGCTGAAGCGGAAATGTTCTTTGCCGCAGCACTTGATGCGGTGGTAATGTCAAGAATATGATCCTTTAAAGGCACTTCTGTAGTACCTCCATTTACCCAAGAGCCAAAAACACCTGACAAAATCTTAATCAATATTCTCTGATTCTCTCTTGCCCAGTATCCCGCTACAAGGTCTCCAATAGCGGCCATAGGATCTACTCCGGACAATGCAGCAGATAAATCTGTTGCAGACCACATATTGGCCTTTCTAATAGTAGTAGATACATCATTCTTTGATGTGATTTTCTTTGCTGTAAGGTCCTGCCCCTCAATTACATCCTCAGACGCTCCGGTCAGATCCTCAAAGAATGGCATATTGTGTATAGGTGCCGCCTCAGACGCAAGTGCATCAAATTCAGCATTATTAACTGCAATACCTGATTGAAAAAGCGCTGATAAAGCCATTGTTCTGTTAACCACATAAGGGTTAAATAGTGTAGGTACAATAACATCCGATAAAGTTGTTCCGTTTGCCATAATAATTTAATTCCTCTCTTAAATGTTTAATGTTATCCCTGCTGCAGATGCCAACTGTTTTGCCTGCACAGGATCGTTCTTCAAAATCTTTCCTTGCTCAGTCATGTTAAAGCTTTCCTTTTTCCAAGGATTGACTATACCGCCTGAACCACTACCACCGGCAGGATTATACCCATTCGGCTTGTTCTCTGTTTTGAAAAGATGCGGTAAGGATTCTCTTAAAGGTTTAAGTACATCATCAATGCCGATAGGATTACCGTCTTTATCAAAGTTAAACTTATCAAGTCCACCCTGCTTATAGATTAAGTAATCAGAGTCCAAAGCACCTGCTTCTGCAAGTTTTGCTTTCAGTGCATAGCTCTTGGCAGTATTAGCTGCTTCCGTCTGCATAGTCCTTATTTGCTCTTCATAGTTCTTAATCTTTTCTGTAAGCTCTGTATTATCCCCGGCATTCTTTTTCAGTTCCTCAATAGTGCCTTCAGCCGCTTTAAGTTCCTTTACCTTGTCATTGAATTCTGTTTTAGGTACAGCATTTTTAGGAAATTCTGACTTCACTGCGTTCATGACCGCTGTTACATCAAGCTTTCCATCTTCAACCTTTGCACCCTCAAGAATTGTTTGTAACCATTCCAACATGTTTCTTCTCCTCGATCTTTTTTATTCCGGTCTGTTCCGGTTCTTAGGATTGCCAATTTATTCACTTGGCCAGTGTAATCGTACAAGCGGTTTTATGCCATGCTTAGGGCAATAAAAAAGCACCCTTGTTCAGGTGCTTTGATTTTCATTTAACTAAATATTCGCCTTTTGCCATTCGGCATATTATATATTACAATATCTATTACTGGCCATTAGAGAATTTCTTCTTAAAGTCATTCTCCACAAATTCACGTTCTTCCCATGTGAGAAACTTTAAAGGACAAAGATCATGGTCATTATCATTTTCATTTTCACTGTTCACTAGAGCATTCCAGTATTCATCAAATTTTTCCACAAAATCAAAACCCAATCTGCTATTGATAGACTCATACGAAACCATTTTACTCCTCCTTTACAACTTCTCTATTTTTACGCCAATTGCTTCTTCTATGTCTGTAAAAAACTCTTCTATACTACTATATTTCTTTATATTACTATATTTCTTATCATAGAATTTGTCAAACCTATTTTCATAAGTTATTTTATCAAATTGATTCAACGCCCTACTAACAGAATATTTATATATATCACCATTGTGGCATGCTATCAATCCGTATTTATATCTTCTATTGTACGCCAACATTAAATCGCTAAAACTTGGCAATGTGCTTTCAGGATGGTTATGTATTGCTATTATTGTATCTGGCAAACTGTTATGTAACATCTTAAGCATCCTTTTTGACGCTTTTACCTCTTTTTTCTTATTATAATCTGTCCTGCTTAACACCTCCATAGTATTAGGATTTATAAAAATTAAGTCCTCAAAATGTGTTCCACTTCTATGTTCAAGTGCTTTCCTACACTCTTTCTTTGCAACTCTTGTAACTTCATTATTCTCGTTCAAGTTCTCGAATTTTTTATCGTAATCATTCGAATATATAATCTTCCTATTAATTTGAGTGCTGCGTTCTATCCCTTTATATCCGCGTTCATTTTCAACAAATTTCAAATCCCACTCTTTATAAGTCATATCGTCCGGCACATAATAGATATCTCCATTCTCATCTCTCGCTGCTCTTTCAGCATTTTTGTTCCACTCATCATTAAAGTATGGAACGGTGGTTGTACGACAATTCACATGAAATGGTGGAGCATTTACACCAATTTGCCTTTCAGACATTTTAAATACTTTGCCATCCATATCCTGGCATATCTCTGATGTATGGGAATCAAGAGTGGCTACAATCTCATATTCTTCTACTCCTAATTCTTTAAAACAATCTTCCTGCCCCCTGCTTGCAAATGCAGCAGATTCAGTCATCACAAGCCTTCCCGCTGCTGTCTTAGAAACATCAAGTTTCTTTGACATGGCATTTATTATCTTGCCGGGATCTTTACCAAGGATTATACCTTGCGTAAGTGTTGTGTTTAATTCATTAATTAACTTTTGTTTATTACTCCAAACACGGTCCGAAAAATTTTTGCCATCAGGTGCCCAAGGCCTGTTTAATATTTTATCAATAAGCGTTTGATTAAATGCAGCAAGAGTATAACCAACTCCCGTACCTTTTTGAATCTCAAAAGCAGTATGTAAATATCCGGCGCTGTATACAGCCCTCATAGCTTTGTCTATTCCATCCAGTTGATTTCCAAATACAATTTCAACCTGTTGTTGCACTTGGAGTTTTAAGGCCTCTAAACGGCTTATGTGGGCCTTTGCGGAGGCATTCTCAAGCTGTTTCATCCACTTCCCGTCAATGGCGTTTTGTTGGCCATACTTGATGTACTCATTAACATCCCACTTTAATTCTGCAAGTTCTCCGGATGTTAAAAGCCTTCTTGCTTCCTGCATTGTAATGCCGTTATTCACAGCGAATCTTTGATACCACACTGAAATCTGACTTTCAATCTCTCTTTGCGCTTTTCTATACTGCTCTTCAATTTCTCTATATGTTACAGCTCCCTTGTCATGACAAATCTTTTCTATTTGTTCAAATCTGTCCTTCCAGTAATCAGCTGTCTTCATCATTCTTCTCCGTAGCTTCTATTGGCTCCTTGTCTTCGTCAAAGGGATTGTAATTTATTTCGGTCGCTTCTTTTTCTTCCGCAAGCTTGTCAAGTTCATCCTGTGCATTTTTAACCCAAGGATGATTTCTAACAATCGTTTCGGTACTTATAATACCTGTAGACTGTTGAGCAATCT